TGGCACAGCGCAGGTATCAGGGGTGGCTTATTACACTTCCGGTTAACAGATGATCAAGCAGGAAGAGTTGGGATTCACAACGTACTCCCCTTCCCTACACCATGCATCTGTATAAGAGTGCCTAAATCTTGGATAAAATTTCTGACGTTTCTACACATCACAGTTTACGAATAAAAAGGAGATTTTATGTCCACTACACCCACACCTCCGGTAACACCGCCTGCCTCTTCGACGGTAAAGACAGCCTGTAAGCACCTTCACACGAAGCGGCCACACAACGACCACACCCTTGTTTGCGAAGATTGCAAAAAGGACATCACCGACACTCAGGACGGGCCAGTAGCGAAAGCTGCTCCAATCGCCCCAGCTTCTACCCCGATTGTTACGAAAGATGCTGTCTAACGAGAGGTAACGATGCCTTACCCAAGCAGAACCATTGTGGCCTTCCCCGCTGCGACCGTTAATCCGGCGGGAAGCCCTTTTCTTTCGTCCAGCATCATTCCGGTTGAGAACTACACTTCCGCCATCATCCGCTTGACCACGGGCGCATTGACCGGGACGACCTCACCCACCTTGGATTGTTTTATCCAGCAAGGCATGAGGATTCCCAGCGGAACAGAAACCGCGCTGCAAGACGTTCAGGGAACAACCTTCGCATGGGACGACTATGCTCATTTGACTCAGGTAACGGCCTCAAGCGCTGACATCTGGGCAAAAGTGGTTGGCGGCGGAAACGTCATTGCTGCTGCCAAGGACGGTTTATTGACGGCTGGAACCTTCGCTAATGGGCCGTTGGGTTCATGGTGGAGAGTCAAGTTGGTGGTTGGCGGAACAAACATAAGCTGGGCATCAGTGCGCGTCGTGATCCAGTTCATTAGTTAGGAGAATTTTCTTATGGCTCAAGTATCGAATCAGCAGCAGCAGAAGCACGCTCCTCAGCGCAGCGGCGGCATGGGATCAGGCAGAGGACGATGAGAAGCGAGAGGCTGTATTCCAAAGAAGAATTATGCTCCCTGCTGGAAAAGGCAGAATCGGCGGGATTCAGTCTTGAGGCCGGAAGCCAACTCGAAAGCCTAACACTAGCAGAGCTTGACCGCCTCGTTAACGTCAAACAGTAAATGCCTAAGTTCGACATTGAAAAATGGAAGGCTAAACGGCAAAGATGCCGCACAGACTTGATGTATCTCTGCGGGATGCTTGGATACCTAGACGTTGCCGCAAAGCCAAACGCGGAAGCAAGAAATCCCGGAAGCCAGCCGCATCTCAGAATCATCAATCACGTTCAAAAGTTTTCCGGCGGAACGGAATGGCGGAAAATCGTTACCGTTGCCGATGGCGCAGGGTATAAACCCAATTGCTCGATGTGGGAACTGCAAGGGCCGCGCAAGAGGTTGAATCTGGTTACTCGCGGCGGGTTAAAGACCACGATTCTTTCACAGGCCCATAAGATCCAGTTTGTTTTGAATTATCCAGATGTGAGAATCCTTTTGGGTTCTGCCCAGCTTGCGCGATCCAAAGATTTTCTTCGCGGAATCAAAGAGCCGTTCTTGCGTAATGAGCATTTCCGCTCAACATTCCCTGAATATTGTCCAAAAATGAGCGCATCTGGGCATCTTGAAGACTTTGGCAATGATGAACAATTCACGATTCCATGCCGCAGAACCACGGCCATCAAGGAGCCTACTTTCCGTGTGTGCTCCGCTGATTCGTCCGTGGCTGGCGGTCACTACGAAGTGATTGATGTTGATGACGGCGTAGAAGATCAGAATACGCGCACTCCGGGCGGAATCGAGCAGACAAACAAGTTCATTGCAAGTCTCTGGCCTCTACTGGAAACCTCAACGATAGCTCCGGGCTATGGCTGGTTCACTCTGACCGGAACGATTTACAGTTTCTCGGACAGACACTTCACAATTTACTCGGAAGAAGTCAAAAAGCCTGAAGACAAGCGCGGATGGTCAGTGCTTTACATCCCAGCGGCCACGGAATACGAGAACGGAGCAAAACTGCTGGACGCTTACGAGGAAACTAAGATAAGAGGAACCGAAAAAGAGATTGCGATAGCCGAAACCGCATTAAATGAATACAAGAAAAATAATGTTTGGTGGCAATCGCGTATCTCTCTTGAAGCTTTGCGCGGAATCGAAAAAGACCCTGCTCTTGGGCCAGGAATTCTTTATCCGCAATATCTTTTGAGACCTCTTCAGGACAAAGACGGCCTGATTAAAACTGAGGATGAAATCAAATGGATTCCACGGTCAGAGTTAAACCAGCTTTCCCCGCGCATTAATTGGAATGTGACGGTCGATCTTGCCGGAATGGGAACATCTGAAGGCAAAGATGCTGATTATGACGTGCTTAATCTTCATGGGTGGGGAACAGATGGACGCTGCTACTTTGACAAAATAATCTGGGGCCGGATTTCTCCCGATGATGTGATTGAGTGGATGTTTAAGCTCTGGAAACAGCAGCCGCGCATCATGTTTTTCAAGATTGAAGCCGAGGCCCACGCAAGGGTTTTAGGCCCGTTTCTGCAAAAGGCAATGGCCCAGCGTGGAATCTATCTGCCCGTCATGGAAATTAAGCGCGATAACACGGTTTCAAAGCGTCATCGTATTCGCGGAACGCAGCCTTACTGGAAAAACGGAGCATTTAGGTTCGCGGAAGACCTTGCCGATGACGTTAAATCGCAATTGAAGATGGAAGCCAAGTATTTTCCGAAATTCAACCATGATGACATTCTGGACACGATAGCGGATGCGCTGCAAAGCCGTGATGGAATCGTGCCGGATGTTGAAGGCCGCGAGAAGATGCTGCCACAGCAGACCGTAGTGGACGGGCAGGTTAAGGAATACATGGGCATTCCGGTAGAGAACCTGAGCTGGGCAGCGCTACAGGGGATTCAAGAGCAGGAAAGCTTTGGATATATGACGGATGAGGTTGGACAATGAACGAGTTACCTAAGATTCATCCATTTGATGCGTATGACAAAATACCGCCACATCCTCGCGGGTATCACACAAAAGGTGACATTGTTGAAATTGAGGGCAAGCAGTACGAGTTAACAACAGATGTTCCGCCTATAACGACTGACATCGCATAACATGGCCTCACCCGCAGTAACACAAAATCAGAATCCCGATACGGCCTTAACGACTGCCGAAACTCAGCAGATTGTTGTCGATCCTCAGGAATGGACGAACGCTTTTGCCAAGAAGATTGCTCTGCAAGATTTCCAGACCTCGGAGACTTTCAGAGGGCAGAACCATGACCGCCGTTTCCGCGAATCCGACAGGCTTTTAACGGGATGGAGAGCGCAGAGAAATTGGGAAGGAACCAGAATTCCGCGCTCCAACGTGCCGATTTATATTGGCCTACAAGAGATTGAAGTCCTTCTGCCAAGAGTCCTGTCTGTAATTTTCTCGGACAATCCGCCGTTCGAGTTCATGCCAGAGCCGGGAAGTCCATTAGGCGCGGCATATGCGGTAAAGAATATTCTGGCCTCTCAACTCAGAGACGTAGGCAAGCCGGGACAGTTTTTGACGATCCGCGAACTTTGCCGCCGTGCTTATAAATCAGGGCTGACTTATGGAGCAGGGCCAATTGAATTTGCATGGCTGATTCAGCCTGTCAATCGCCAGTATTATGACCGCAGAGTAGTAGCGGACTTGGCTACGGTACGCGATCCGCAGACAGGCCAGACAGTACAGGTAGCAACCGGAAAGACTCACATTGAAGCGCATCAGATTCAGGATCAGAGAATTGTTTCCAAGCCCTTGCTTGCGAATGTTGACGTAAGAGACTTTTATCCTGATCCGAACTGTACAAGCCCCAATCCGAACGATGGCCAATATGCTTCAACAAGACATCTGTTCACGATTGAGGAACTGAAAGATTATTCATCTCTGCCGGGATTCGATATTCCGGAAGACGATAAGTACCTGCTGGAATTGGCGGGAAAGAAATTCAACACTCAGGGCGACACGTCAAAACAAGTTCAAGAAAGCTGGAGAGGAAACCAGCACACTCCAACTCAAGACTCATCGGCTGACCCTGCGCTGAAAAGAATTGAGTGTATTCGTTACTGGAGGAAAAACCGCAATGTATGGCTTTTGGGGCGGGAGCACGTTGCTTATAACCAGTGTAATCCATACGGAATGCTGCCATTCCTTAACTCTTTTTACACAGATTTTCTGGGACGCTTCTACGGCTTCTCGATCTGCGATCTGGTTGAAGGCGATCATAAACTCGCGGCGGAAATCATCAACGCAAGAATAGACGAGTTGAACCTGATTATTCACGCGCCAATCGTAAGAAAGCGCGGAATGCAGATTGGAAAAAGATTCCATCCCGGCGCGCAGTGGGAAACCATTGGTAATCCCAGAGAAGACGTTATGCGGCTGGAATTGGGCTCTGTCAATCCGGCGGCATTTGCGGAAGTCAATGCTTTATCTCAGAGAGTCCAGAAACTTACCGGAAACACGGACGCTGCGGCTTATGGAGTTGCATCTGAAGGCGGCGATTCGTCAAGCCGAACAGCTCACGGCGTAGCGGCCAAAACAGCAGCAGCTAATTCAAGAATTGAATATCAAGTTGAAAACTTTGAAGACCAATTCCTAGAGCCACTGCTTTACATCATGCTCGCGCTTAACAAAAAGTACCTTGACCCCAATACGCTTTTGCAGATTGCAGGGCCGGACGGACAGGCGATAAAACTCGACCCGCTTACGGTCATGAATGCCGATGGTCAGTTTGAAGTGAGGGCTTCGGCCAAGATGAGAACTCGACAGAGTCTACAGTCGGGCGGGATGCAGATGCTTTTGCAGACGTACTTGAATCCCGGCTTTGTCTCTCAGTTGAATCAGCAAGGCAAGACGGTTGATATGGACAATGTAGACCGTTTGATGTGCGATGGTTTGAATCTTCCGCAGCAGGCCTTGACTCGCGCTCTGACTCCGCAGGAAATGCAGATGCTTCAGCAAGAGCACATGCAGGAAATGCAGATGAAGATGCAGATGCAGGAAGAAAGACTGCAATCTCAGCAGCAGAATCAGGCCTCGGGAGACGATACGAAGGTGCTGGTAGAGGCTTTAAAGAAAGTTTTGACTCCAGACATCATTCATCACATTGTAGGAATGAAATATCCCGCGCAGATTGCAGCAGACGCGCAGCCGAAACAGTTAACGGGAGGTGGGCAGTGAGAGTAGTGAGATATGAAATTCAAACGGAGTCCATCGTTCGTCTGTTTGTAACCGGAGCCGCATTCACGGTTAATTCCGGCTTTCCCAGCACAGGTAAAGTAATTCGCGCTGGATATATGGCCGATACGGATGCCTTCTCTCTGCTGGTGGAAGACGCTTCATTTGCGGATATACCTGAAGGCACGGTCGCACCGTTGGCGAATTTCTCTGTAACAACCACATGAGCGACGACGAACCTAAATCCTTCGAGGAGCAGCTTGCCGAAGTCTCAGAAAATGCAGCTTGGGCGCAAGCGCGTCCATTCTCTCTGCTGCTTTCAGTGATGGAAGATTGGGAGCAGGAAGCCAAAGAAGCGATGCAAAACAATATGGCCCAAGAGCAGGCATGGAATTTTCAGATGAGATGGGCGCAGCGCGAAGGGCTTGTAAAAGCAGTGAAATTGTTCCGCGAATCTATGATCCGAGAAAGAGAAAACATGATTAATGAGATTGCTCAGGAGATGCAAAACCAATGAGCGATGCTTTCGAGAAAGCGATATTGGCGGAAATGGAACCGGGAAAACATTATTTCATCGCATTCAGGCGCGGCTCTGTTGCTAGATCTTCTGCTCAATTTCTTCTTGACTCTCTGCAAGCCAGAGACATACACGTTTACTTTTTGGAAACTTACGATAATCCAGCAGAATGCCTGCTATTCAACGCTAAAAAAGAGGAAAAAGTTAAAGTATGAGCACTCCAGTAATTACACCATCCGCCGATCCTCAGGTACAGACAACACCAACTCCGGCAGGGATGCCTGCTCCAGTTCCGCCTGCCCCCACGCCTGTAGCGGCTCCTGTGGCCCCCGTAACGCCAGCAGCGCCTACTCCAGCGGCCACGCCTACACCATACGCCACAGAAGACCTTGGGAACGGTAGGGTAAGGGTTAAATTTGCCGATTTGCCCGAAGTTTATGAAGGCACTCAGGCTGAAATTCTGCCCAAAATCGCTGAAGCCCTCTACAACACAAAGAAATATGCTCAGACGTTGAAGCAGACTCCGCCTGCGGCTCCGGCTCCTCCGGTTGTTACTCCGCCGACAAGTTCAAGATTCGCTGATACCGTGGAAGAGCAGGCTGCAAATCAGTTGGCAGACCTTGTGGCCAAGAGATTTGGCTACGAAAACGGAGATGCTCTGCAAAAAGCCCTCGGCCACACCGTAAACACGGCAGATGACTACCAGAGCAATCAGCTTTCAATCAGCTTTCAGGCTGCGCAACCGGATTTTAACGGGATTCCGGAAAACGTGGCGAAGCTGGCCAGCACCATCGGAATGTTCGTTGGAAGTGATGAGGCTTGGGCGCAAATGCAGCCTGCCCAGCAGTTGAATGCTATGAGGGCAGCACACGCCTATAACCTTCAGAACAAGATTTACGAGCCACGTCCGGCGCAGGCCGCGCCACCTCCCAATGTTCCGATTCCTCCGCCACCTGTGCCAACAGCGAAGTCTCCGCAAGATCAATTCTCAGGCGTTCCGGCAGACATGATTCCGACAATTAATGACACTCAGGCGGTGATTCTTGAGAAAACGGCAAAGTTGCGGGCTGCGGGGTACATTCAGTGAGCAGTAAGCTTGAAGTATTTTTCTGTTCGGCTCCGCAATCGGATGACAGGATACAGCTTGCCGCCCAAATGTGGGAAGTTTGGCGCAAAGTTCAAGGCATCAAACTCACGGCCTTGTATCCAGAACGCGGCAAGTCCTACGAATTTCAGCGTACACGCCGGATGATTGCGGAAGAAAAGGCCAAAGGCGACATCTACATCCTGACCGATGACGATATTGAACCTGATTGGGAAGGCAAACCGGATTGGCTGCACAGAGGAAAAATGCTGCTGGAATTTCATCCCGAATTCGCTAGTCTTCACGCATGGATTGACGGAATTCAGCGATGGACTCCAACGGATTACAAACCGTTTGAAGATGGCGATGTCATGCAGCACCACTCCGCCGGGGGAATCAGGTTTATCCGCAAAGGATGCATGAGGGATTGGCCAGAGCAGACTTCACGAGGGTACGATAACACTCAAGGCGATTATCTCAGGCAGAACGGCTACAGAGTCGGATACCTCAAACACCTGAAGGCGATCCATCATGGAGCGGGCGAACGGTCTGACCTCTGGCGGGATTTGTACCAGACGGTTACGCAATGAATTCTTGGGAAAAGCCTAACGAGAACGGAGAAAAGCCTGGAGATATATGCTGTCTTCGCGCTTCTGGCGGTGTGTGCTATGACCATGATCCGAAAAACTATCCTCCATTCTCTGACCATGTTGCATTAGCGCGTTCGCGTACATGGAACGGAGGCGATCCGTGGCACTTCATAGCTTACTGCCGTTTGCTGCTTGGATTGCCAGAAGAAGGCCCTGCACCTTATGGGCTTATTGATGACGCTATTCACGGAAATCGAAAATGAGCACTTCATACATAGAATCCAACGGGCTGCACTCTGCCCCTTCAGCGATGGCCGTGGAATACGAAACGGCTGATTTCCTGTATGGATTGGTGCGGTTGCTCAAGCCCAAGGTGATTTTGGAAACCGGATGCGGAGAAGGGCATTCGACAAAGGCGATGGCTCGCGGTGTGTTAGAAAATGAACGAGGTAGGGTGTTTACATGCGATATTGAGAATGCCCACGTAGAAGAGATATTGAGTTTGCAGTTCGATGTTGTGGGCTTCGTTATGCACGGAGTGATTCTATGCTCGCAAGTGGATAATGTTGACCTTGCTTTCCTCGACTCCTCGGGCGACCGTGTAGCAGAGTGCGCAGCCCTTCAGCTTTCACCCAAAGGCGTAGTAGTTCTGCACGATTCCAAGCGTGAGGAATACAAGCCCATTTGGACAATGAGGCCATGGGCTTCAATCTGGGAGATAGATACTCCAAGGGGTTTGGCGGTGTTTCAATCATGACGATTGCAGAGCATGTACGTAATGCCGTCCGTCAACTCCAGCAGGGAGAAAAGATTGGCAGATGCGGTACACCTGTTATAATTTTTTGTCCGATGCGCCAGAAGTGGGAGAAATACGGCGAAGCATGGGAAACTCTATGCACGGATGGCGATGACTTAAACGAGGCTGGCATGTTCGTTGTTCCGGCGGTTATCCAGTTAGCCTACTTTCGCATTGGTGAGCAAGTCTGTCAGTTGGCTTACGTCATTCAGTCAGAAGTCAAAGCACCTATCGGCAGCAGTGCGGTAGACATGCAACACAGGGAATATCTCAGGGCTAGAGGGGTTATGCCTCGCCCGCTGTAAAAAGTTCTTGCAATCGAGTCCCGATTGTGTAATGAATGTAACAACTGCTGAATTGGAGAGTCCCTCCGGTACTCGGCAGAAAACAAAGCAAGTCCAAGCTCTAACGTAGAGTCCCTCCGGTAGGCTTGCAGGCGAATGCAGGGAATCCCCCTGAAATAGCGAATCCATAAAATTCACTATTTGGAGAGTGCGTAATGTCATACGCGCCCCCGGCAAACTCTACTCAATCCGTAGGCCTTGCACATCAGGCGAGTGTGTTCTATGACCGCGTTGGTCTGGACAGACTTGAGCAGATGTTCCGCTTTGCGAGTGTGTGCGATCCACACCCTCTACCTCTGAACGCTGGCAAGACGTATCAGACCTACCGCTTCGATCTACCCGGAGCCAACACTACACCTTCGGCAGAAACGGTTGGAACTCCGTTTCCGCAGGCTTCGCGCACCGTCTCAGCCACCATTGAGCAGTATTCGGACTTTACCTCTTCGTCCGAACTGTTGATGCTGACCGACATTGCCCAGACTACTACCCGCATGGTGGACGATGTTTCCTACCGTGCAGCCAAAACCGCAGATGTTATTTTCCGCACGGAATTCGATGCCAACTCCTCAACCGTTGTAGGCACTCTGGGTTCTGCTTTCTCCGCCGCCGACATTCGGAAGAATAAACACCTTCTGACTGGTGCAGACGTTCGCGGAAGAGTGGATATGGGCGGAGATTTCGGGGTAATCATTCACCCGTATGTCTCGCATGACCTGATTGCTGACAACACCGCCGGCGGCTTCATTGACGTAATCAAATATGCCGATCCCTCTCGCGTTATCTCCGGCGAAATCGGAAAGATTGCCGGATGCCGGATGCTGGAAACAACCAACGTCTCAACCACTGGCACAGCGCCTTCAATTCTCTACAACACCTATCTGGTGGGGCAGGGAGCGGTCGGCAACATTGACCTGACAGGCAAAGGGCCAACCAAGGTAGTTGATGCAAGGAATGAACGGTTCCGCGTCAACATTGTGGCTGGCGGGCCGTCTCCGGCTGATCCTGAAGGCAACATTGGCCAGTATGTTTCTTACTGGTTCGCAACCGCAGCCAAGACTTTGGACTCGAACGTGTTCCGCTACAAAGTCATTCAAGCAGACAGCTCGATTGTGTGAAGCGTCGATGAGTCGCTCAAACCAATTAACCCGAGTCGGCGGTGAACCGACAAGGAGCAAAATATGGCAGTAGCAGGCAACACAAATACGCCGTACATTGCGAAACGGGCGGCAACGCTTGTGACTTCCGGAACTGCGGCAGTCGCATTCGTTACTAATCAGGACGCAACCAAGACGGCCAGCGTTTATCTGCCAGTGACTACCCAAACAGCCATGCGTGGGGTTATCAGGGCATGGGGCAGGGTCAGCACTGGAACCTCAGGAACCTTTCTGGCGAAAATCCAGTTTGGAACCAACACAACCGCCACTTCTAATACTGATATGGCTTCACTGGCCGCGCAGACCGTGGCGACAACCGGAAACTGGGAACTGGAAAGCCAGTTTATCTGGGACTCCACAACCAAGAAGCTGCGTGGAAGAATGACTGGAGTGAGTGGCGATACTCCGGTAATACTCGCGGCAGCCGTAAATACCGCTGTCATTTCTACCGTTGATCTGAGCACTTCAGGGAACGGCTTGACCGTGGCCGTGGTATTCGGCACGGGCAACGCGGCTAACACCGCAGTGCTCGAAGGCTTCACGCTGGAGGTGCAGTGATGGCTGGCGGATCATTCATTCAACCGACTAAATCCATTATCACTTCAGCGGCCCTGAATGCCACTGGCACGGTTGCGCTTACCGGAGCGAACGTCAATGGCTTCCGTATGGGCGATTGTTTTGCCCTTGGCCTTGAAGTCACGGCGACCTCTGGCACTTCCCAGACTTGCGATGTTGTGTTGCAGACATCACTTGACGGAACTAACTGGATTGATCTTCCTTTGCGCTTTACGCAGAAGACGACAGCCACAACCACAGGGACTCCGGAATGGCTTGTGTTCCGCATGGGCTTGGGGCAGAACGAAGTCGCACTTGCCCAAGTGACGGCGGATACAGGCGGTCAGTTGGCCAAAAACTGTATCTTCAACCCTGACCAGATGAGAGCGAAGGCTACACTTGCAGCGACCTCACACTATACGCTGCAATTCAACCTTCTCGTTCTTCCGGTTCAGCGCGTAGCTTAATTTTGCCATGTCTCTCTTGACCCTAGATGCTCCCGCATCACTTTCACGGGAGTTAGCCGTCCAAAAGGTTAGCTCCCATCTTTCTCCTGAAACACGTTTTCTCTGTGATCGACAAGGATACAAGCGCGATTACCAAAAAGCCCTCATTGCAGATGCAGACAAGAAAGCGGCTGATTCAGTAAGGGCGGATGCTGGGCAATCAAGAACTTCATTTGAGGCCCGCAAAGGGATTCTGTTGAACTCTTCCGTCATAACTGAGCGGTTGAAAAAGCTAAATCCGGGTTTCATATTTCAGCGTTCAATCGCCCGTCCCGAATTAATGGGTGTCTATGTGCAAAGCAAACGTCCCGAGCATCAGCCCGAAGGCTTGATGTACACGGGAGTCGCGTTCAACATCGGCCTCAATCCAGAATTTTCAGTAGTAAAGAAAGCCGAAGACCATGTTTCCGTAGATGGTCAAGTCCATATCGGTGAATGTAAAGGCATCGCTTTTATCGGCTGGCGAACCTGCCTTACCCGCTTGATCGTGAAGAGGTTTATTTCTCAGGCCGGAGCAGAAAGACTTTTCGGAACAAACCAAACATCCTCGATTCTGGCAGCGGCTTTAGGCCAGAGGAGCGCAGCGGAATGAAGAAATGGATACGCGAAGAAATAGCCCGCAAAGATGCGGAGCAGCATTCAAGCAACAAAGAAGAGGAGAAACAGCCTATGGCCGATGAGCCTAAAGATCAACCGTTTACTCAGTCGCAATTTGAGCAGATGTTGACGATGTTTGCCAAGATGCAGGAAGGCAGCAACAAGAACCTTCTGGAAGCAATGAAGGTGCTGAAAGAGCCTGACGAGTACACCAAGGAACAGCAGGAAAAACAGCGGAAGCGTGATCTTGAACACCGCGTTAACCGGATGAAGGATTCCGTATCTGAAGACCGGAAGATGCGGCAATCATGGTTCAACTGCTCACACGTCAAATCGGCTGAAGGCGTGATGAAGGAATCGCACGCTTTTGTTGGGCAAGTCAACAATGACATGCATTACCGTCCTGTATGTTGCCGATGCACAAGAGCGTTGCCAAAAATCAGGGCCACGGATGAGCAAATCAGGAACGGTGTAGGACTGCGTGGAATCGACTTGATTACGGTTGGCCGACGCGCAAATCCGTCTCTTAGCCCTCTGGAGATTCTGCTTAACTGGCATATTCACACGGTAAAAGACTGCAAGGATTGCGCGAAAGGTCTTTGTGCCGTCCAGCAGTTACGCGAACAGAGACAAGGCCATCTCGATCCATCGCCAGAAATCCTGCCCGATGGCAAGGTGTTGGCTGAATCCGTGGTTTCCCAGATGGAAAAAGAGGCCCAAGTTCAAGGAGTGGCGTGATGGCTAAACCAAACTCATCGGCTCCGCTCGGTTCTGGCGGAAGATTTGCGGCCCTCAAGCAAAAGCTGGCACAAAAACCGGGAGTCACCGATCCCGGCGCTCTCGCGGCGGTAATCGGGCGGAAAAAATTTGGCGCGAAAAAAATGTCAGCGATGGCGGAGGCTGGCAAGAAATGAAAACTCAAGCAACTCCAGTCACCCCTCTTGGGACTGCTGGAAAGTTCTCTGCACTGAAAGAAAAACTCGCGCAGAATCCCAAGGTAAAAAATCCCGATGGGCTTGCAAGTGTTATCGGTAGGCGTTCCTTGGGTAGAAATAAGACAGCAACAGTAGCAACGGACGGCACTCCCGGCCTCTAACTCTTCATGGCATTCACATACGCAGCGCAGGACGCTATCACTGTAGCGCGTTCCATGAGTCACAAAATCCCAAGCGTAGACATCCAAGCCTATGCCTGTGACATTGTGTTTTCGACTATCTGGACGAAATTCCCGTGGAACTGGACGCTGGCAACATTGACTGCAATCACTCTTTCAGATGGCGTACAGGATTATGCTCTGGCGACCGCTGACGCTGCTGCGTTTTATCGTTTTCCAGATTGGGGAAGCCTGAAGATCGCTCAAACCAATTTGACTCCCGTGGAATATAGAGAACTCAAACAGAAAAACCATTTGGGAGTTGAATTGACGATGAAAGGCGGAATCAATTCTATCCGCCTATTCTCCTACGAGGGGTCGATTTCCAAGGTCAGGCTTGAACGGGCTGTTTCTGTTCCTTCAGGTGCAACGCTTCAACTTCAAGGCGAGTACCAAACCAGACCTACAAAGATCACGGCTAACACTTTGAGCACAACGCTCGTATTGCCAGACCACTATTTCAACGTGTTTCTTTCCGGAGTGAGATGGCAGCTTTATCAATTGTCGGATGATCCTCGCGCCGGGATTATGAAAATTGATGAAGAGGGCAGACAGAGCTACACCGGACAGTACAGCGTGTTCATGAATGACCTTTTCGCCATGCAACAAGCTGAAGACTTATCTAACGGAGAAGATGCTGCTTATCCAGAATCGCCTCTTGGTTCGCCACGGGATTTCACGCCCGGACTTTTCTAAATGTCAAGACACGTAGAGATACAAAATACATCAATTCCGTACAGAAGTAATGCCGATATTACTTCGCAGACGGTGAACCTCATCTCGGGTTCAAAGAATATCTTGACGACTGCCCGACAGTTGATGGAGCGCAGACCGGGATTCGCAGATTCAGTTGAAGCGAATCCAACTACTTTTACGAACGTGGTAAGACACATCTGGTTTACCAAGTGGGGAACGGGCGGTTTTTATTCCATCGTCAATGATATTTCTGGTGGGTTCTCGAAGATTTATAAGATGCTGCTGGGAACAGACGCTAACTATTCTCTGATTTTTACCAGCTCAACCGCTGATCCGTTTGACTTTGCCATCTCAAATAACACGCTTTTTATGGGCAACGGGACGGACATGCGGAAGTATATTTCCGGCGCATCCACTACAAAATGGGGGATTACAGCACCATCGGCGGCGGTGACAGTAGCATCGTCCGGAACAGGTATTTCAGCATTTTCAGGATGGTTCTGGTTTTACACCTACGCCAGTTCGGTTACAGGGCATGAATCCTCAGTCTCTCCGATTTCTGTTTGCTCACAAATAATCACCAACAAAACGATGCAGATTGGGGTTGCCGCCTCGGCAGATGGTCAAGTCGATCAAATTAGGGCTTATAGAACAACAGATGGTGGCTCACAAGACCCGACTCTAGCAAGGGAACTATCGAACAGTCCTTTCCCCAATATCGGATGGACGTTTACATCAGTCGCCAATGCTTCCGCTGGATCGACCGTTTACACAGGAACTCCTAGCGGAGCAAGCGGATTCGCTTCAAGCGTAGGACAGACATTCACGGTTGCAGGGTTTACTACCGGAGCCAATAACGGAGCATTTGCCTGCACAGCGTCAAGCGCAACTACGCTGACACTAACGAACGCTGGTGGAGTATCCGAAACTCACGCCGCTACCGGTATTCTCACCGTTTTAGATACCACTCCAGACACTTCTCTGAGCACTCGCACAGCACCCGGATATACGACGAATGATCCCCCAACACCCTCAGACAAGCTTACGACCGATGCCACTGGCGGCAGGATTTTTACTGCGCAAAACGCTTCTACTTATTTTTCAGCACAGGAAGAATTACCTGCCAATGGTTCACCTTGGGAGTGCTTCCCTTCAGGAGCAGACGGAAATTCATATTCATGGCCGCAAGAAGTACAGGCACAGGCAACACAAGCAGATGGTGTAGGAGTTTTGACGCGGGGGAAAATCTGGAAAATAGCCGGGAACCTAAGAAACAATTTCATTCAGCAAGGTCTTTTAGACAGACGTGGAACTATCAGCGTTACTGCCGTAGCGTCCCTGGGAAATTCCGTTGCATGGCTGGATACAGCTTCGCAGGTGTTTTTGGACGGACAGGAAATTGGTTTCGATATTCGGACAGACATCAAAAACATTGACCACTCCCAAGCCTATCTCTGTATTCATATTTCAGGGCGTTTCCATTGGGTGTGTCTTTTGGACGGAGCGAACGGGAAAATCTATGTCTATGACATGGACACCCAGCAGTGGCTTCCGCCGTTCACCCTTCCTGGCGTTGCTTCGGCATTGTCTTCAGGTGAAAGCTCTGCGGGAGTGGTAACGCTTACCGTGGCCCTTGGCAAGACCAAGATGTACAACCTGAATATTTCCAAGTTCAACGATGGCGGAAGCGCTTACTCGGCAGTGGCGGCAACGAACATTATTGATAACGCGGAAGCCGACGAAAAACCTTCACAGCCTTTCAGGTCAGTGGTGGTTGAAACCGATTCCAATCTTGCCAGCAAAGTTGAATACATTCTTGACGACGATCCTACAACAGCATCGGCACCGTATGTCGATATTTCCAGCAACGTATCAGATCCAGTGGGCAGAGAAAACGGCGTGAATCTAGTCAAGAAAATCTATCAGCCTGAAGATAATCCAAACGGCGAAAGAGTGGGCATGAGAATTACATGGCCAACCTTGGATCAGTCTTTTACTTGCTACACAATCACTCTCAACGATCCAAACGTGGGCGGATAAATGGACTTACTGAAGTCTATTTACGATATGGGCGGGCAGCCGGGGATGCAGGCTGACAATGGCAACGCTAATGTCCGCATTGCCAGACTGGAGAGAAATGCGCCTTACCAGTTGAGGGGTGGAGGGTTAGCAGCAACTCGTTTCTCCATGCTGAATACCGATGGAATCGTGGATGGAAAGCTAAATCTTGCAGTAGCAGGGGCTATTGATTTTCAGGGGATATTGGCCCCAAACGTAGTAGACGGAAAGTTCACTATTTCCAGCCCTTCGGATTCAACGGCAACGATATTTTGGGATGGAACCAATTCAAGCCGCGTCCCTGTTATACGCAGAGCAGATCAAACTACTTCTACCGTCCCGGCAAATAATCTGACAATCACAGGACTGACCGCAAGCTTGAAATATCAGGCATTTGCTTATTGGGCACCGGGAAACGCTTGTGGATTAGGATGGTCGCCGGGAGATA